ATTGCTCTTACCTGGTCGCCGGTGGAAATGGTGATGGCGCAACTGTATTTCGTCACTGTCGCAAACGGGACATACGAGCGTCCACGCGGGCATGGGATAGATGCCGCCAAGAATCTGCCAGCGCCGCTTGATGTATTCGGCCACTTCGTCGGGACTAAGCGACGGAAATAGATTTTGGCTCATGTCCTGCGTTTCGTTCCTATCCATTCGCCCATGACGCTTGACAGTACCTCAGTGCGCTCGAACCGGCACTTACAATTCGTCAAGCACACGGACTGTCGTCCGGGTGGCGGAAGTTGGCCGAGCCGCTGCCACCCCTGGTCGTAGAAATCTATGCAGTCCTCGCAGTGTTCTGCTATACCCAACATCCTACGCTCTAGCGCCACATTACCCGCACCCGGCGCCGGTACGCGTTCGCGCTCCGCCTCCCAAAACTCGACGCGGGCGTTGCCGATGTACAAATTCGTGCGATTGAGCGCTTGCCCAATAGTCAGGGTGCCATCTTGGATGTCCCGCGCAAATGATTCGAGGCGCTGGTAGTCGGCCCGCAAGTTGCCACCCACGCGCCCAAACTCGCGCGGTCCTAATCGGTCCCATCCACCGGCTCCCAATGCCGCATTTTGCAAATGCAGACGCCGCAACTGCGTGCGCATCTGCTCCACCCACACAGAGCCAGACAACCGCCCCTCGTGGTACGCCGTGGTCAGTTCGCCGAGCCGTTGCTCTGCGCCGATCACCTGGTCGTCGAGCAGGCCCAGTATGCGCGATCGGGCGACAAAGCGCCCCGTTCGATTATCCACGTAGCGCGCGGCGCGTTGGTTCCAGCGATAGCCCGGCAGTATGTCGGCCACTACACATTATCCTCATCAAGTTGCGCGTCCAGCAAACGCTTGAAACGTGCCGGTATGCGGTCACTTGCGTACCAATCCACGCGCGCATCCTGTACGTCTACGGTGTCCAGCTGTGTGACAAGCTGCCGCCAACTAGGCACCCATTCCGCCGGGTCTGCACCGGGCGGCAAGTGAGCCAACACCCAATCTGTGCTACGCTGCGCCTCGCTTGGCTCAATACCAGCGTCAATGAGTATGGTAATTTGCTCCTCTTGCCAACGTTGATGTGGATTGGGAGCCATCTATCCACGCTCCAGCACACGCTGCGCCGCTTGCAACAGGGCAGCCATCTCCGCATCGGTCATATCGTCGTCGGACGGCTGTGGTTGTGCCGGCTCCATGCTGCGCGGCGCCATTTCATCCGAACGCAGTGGCAGGTCCGCTTGCTGGCGTATGTGCTGCTCCAGATCGTTATCCGGCACAATGACGCTCGACCCGCTCATCTTGCTCACGAACTCGCCGAGCGTACCTAAATTGATTTTGCCAATCTTCCCGTGGGTCAACATGGGCATTTCCTCTACCGACACGCCGTTGAGACGCAGTAGCCGCGGGATGGCGTGCTGATTGATGATATCCGCTATCGAGTCCATCCATGCTGTGAGCGCAGTTGTGAATAGGTCACTCTTGTCCTGACTCAGTAAGTAGCTGCCCACCTGTTCATGGCCTAGCAGAATAAAATCCGCCATGATAGTCATGGCAATACGCTGGTCGTAGCGCCCGATAATGCCATCGGTGTCGAATTGCCGAGCACCGCCCGTGGACAGCAGTTTCAGGTCATACAGCATATTGCCGTTCTCATCGTAGGCGAGTGGCCACACGACACCTTCCTGTTCGTCGCGGCGAATGTTGGTGACAATTTCCTGAATGGCGGTCAGCATAGTTGACTGCCCGCTCGTAGCGTCGCTGCTCAATAATTCGGGCGGCACGAATGCCACCGGCAATCCGGCCAGGTCGCGCTCGATGCCGATACCCTCGATATTTTCGATGTTTGCTTTGAAATACCAAGGCCGGTATGCGCTGCGCAGCACGCTGCGTCCTTCTGGATTGCCCTTGCGCGCGGTGGTGCGAAACAGAAGTGCCTTCTCGATAGGAATAGTTGCCCGGTTGTAATTCGGCGGGGCATTCTGCACCATCGCCTGTACGCCGCCATCCTCATCGAATATCCAGCGGTCAAGCGTATCCTGCGCTCGAATACTCCATTTGCGCCACCCAATACGCCCATCTGAAAAAAAGCTGCGTTGCGTCGGATCGTCGCTTTCCGGTCCGCCGCGCCGCTTATAGACTAGCTCCAGATACGCCCATCCATATGGTAGCATGGTCAGGATTTCGGACAGTGTATCCTCCCAGGTCAGCGACATGTCATGTAGCGCGCCCTCCACGAACTTGGCCGCTTCCACGTCGTCGAGTGCGTCGGTCGGTGCCTCTACCTGCCACGACACTTGGCGCATGAGCATCTCAACTGCGAAAAGGATGGCACCAACAACCGGGTCCTGGCTGGACATCTCGCGCACGACGCGATGCCAGCGCGGACCGCGCAGCTCGCGCAAAAACTCCTCATCCACGCGGCCAGAGTAGCGACGCAATCCGGTGGAACCAAGTTCGCGCATTATCGGTAATGCCATGCTTACGTGTCCCGTCGGTAATATCGAAATGGCGCCATATCACATCCTCCACGTTGATTGTTTTGTCATACCGCCGAGGTCGAGGTCGGTAGGTACGCGACGCATCGATAGCCCATGCCACGCTAGCGCCAGCGACATCACGCAGTCATCATGCATCCCGGCCGGCGCATTGTAGCGAATCATGCCAGACGGCAGACGCTCCAGCTCGTACGCCTGCAGCTCACCTATCAGTACATCATCCGGCATGATGGTGATGTCGCCCTGCTCGAACGCCAGGGCCAATGACTCGACAGCCTCAGCCTTCGTGGCGTTTGTCGTCTGAAAGCCCCGTACCGGGAGCCCTCTGCGTTGTAACTGCTCCAACAAGGGCTCACCCATGCTATTTCGTTCGGCGATGATGGCCTGTGGCTGAAACCTTTCATACAGTCCGTGGAGGCGTTCAAGTTGCACCTGATAATCAATCTGATTAAAGCGATCCATACACACCAGTGCTCTCGCCTGCACATCGACAACGGTGATGACGGTCCAATCGGCGGACTTCGCCCAATCCACGCCGAAAATATACTGCCGCCCATTCTGCGCCCGCTCCACGGTCTCTCCGCTTGCGGCGTCCATCACGCGACGAAATACCAAGCCCGCATCTTCGATAAATTCAGCAAGAAACTCTTGCCGAAACACGCTTTCCGGCAACTGTGTCTTGGCTGCGTCAATCTCGGCGTCGTCTACATAGGGATTGTCATAGCTCGTGAAATGCCATGCCTGCCACTCGTTGCCGTCGTTCTGAGCGCGCTGGTGCAATTTGTGAAACCAGTTGCGGCCCTTCGGCGTGCTGATGAAATAGGAACGTCCCTGCCGGTCGGACAACGCCGGGCGCAATGCTTCAGTCCAGGCATCTTCTTTGATAAATGCACACTCATCCATCACGATAAAATCCAGCCCCTCGCCGCGTAATGAGTCGGGCTTGTCTGCACTGCGCACTTGCACCCATCCGCCCCCGGGAAACTCAATCTGCTTATTGACCTCGCTCTTATCCGTGCCGGGCACCTGCTGCCCTAGGTGCTTAAGCATTCGCCAACCGACTGCGGCCATTGGGTACGACGGAGCCACCCACCACGCCCGCCCCCCGCGCAATGCCTCGACGATGCAGCGTAGCGAACCCATGCGCGATTTGCCCCACCGACGCCCGCAAGCCAATACGTGAAAGCGAGCGCCGTGCTGCCACACCTCTCGCTGTCCTGGGTGCAGGGTCGGTAGACTAATCGTCATCGTCGGCATGGTCACCCCATGTGAGTTTGACAGCTATGTCATCACCATCTTTTCCTGTCACTTCGCTGCGCTCCACGTAGCCGCGTTCCTTGCCCTTGGTCGATAGCGTGTACTTGATGGCCCACGCCTGCCCGTCGTACACAGCGTCACGCAATTTCAGCTCTGCTGTGTCGAGAAACCCTTCTTCCCAATGTTCTCGCGCCACATCCAGGGCATTTTGCACGGTGGCGTATCGCTCGGCGTAGTAGTAGACTGTGCGCACCGCCACGCCTAAATCCCGCGCCACTAGGCTGACTTTCCCGCGCGCTTTCCATATGGAGTTGATTAATTGCTCGCGGTCTAATACTTCAGTAGCCATAATATTTGTGCAAAAAGGGTCAGTCCATCCGCTCCGGCTGCGTACCGGTTGCGTCGCGCAGTCGTTCCAGAATCACGGCAACGTATTTTGGTAGCATCTCAATACCCAGGCCGCGCCGGTCGTTGTTGTGGGCTGCGATAATGGTTGAGCCGCTTCCGCAAAATGGGTCGCACCACACGTCGCCGGGGTCGGAATAGGCGCAAATGAAAAAACTGGGTAACTGTGGCGGGAATGCGGCTGCATGGCCAATTGCCTCGGCATTTCCGGTCCTTACGCGATTACCCGGATAGGCCAACCCTTTGCCTACCTTTCTAGCACCCATCACACTGCGCCCAGTTCCTTGGCTTCTCTCAAGACCCGAATGATAGCTGTCATCCAACACGGCGCCATCGCTTTCATGCCTGACACGTTCCGGCCTAAACCGGGGGCGTTCGGTTTGTGCCCACCAG